ACCCCCATGTGTAGAGCATACTCGATCAGCTCGTCCGCTGTTCCAGGTTCATTCGGGTTTGAAGACCGTCCGCCGTTCCTTAGGGCCGCCGGAAGTTCTGCCATCGCCAGACGGTAGAAGTTCTCCAGGCTTTTGGGCTTATCGATCTCGTATACAAAGATTTTCTGGTGCTCAAGGTAGTATCGATATCGGTCGTCCTGCACTCTCTGGCTAACTGCGTGCGCATATTCCAGGCGATTCTGAGGCGGTGGTTTCAGATATAAAATGCTGCGTACCTCTTCAAGACGCCGAAGGTTATCTCTGACCTCGCCCAGCAGTTGTGACAGAATTTCTCCCTTAGTCGTTCCCTTCGAAATCCGTGGCCTCAGAACTCCATGGCCACATTACCGAAAATGGCAAACAGTGCACCAGTTGCAGCGGAGATGAGAATTCGTGCCCATTCCGGCATACCTGGTGACGCTTCATGCACGTAAATCGTCTTGGGCTGCACCTGGACGGCAGCCTGAAGAAATGACGCAAACATGCTGGGCATTGTACGGGAAGAGGGCGTTTTGCGGGACGCTAGGGGAAGCCGCCCTCTGCTTGTCTGTTCACTTATTCCATTCCACAATCTGTTACACAAAACGATAGGCCTTGTGCGATTTATTCGTTCCTCGGCAACCTCCACGCATTATTAAGTCGTTGAAAAGCCTAACCGGATCACATTCACACGGTGGAAGTCACAGGATCGAATCCGAGCCGCGTTCTTGGCACTGGTGGGTCGCCTTGTGTAATCATCTCAGTGCGGCCTTCTGTTTCCTCCAATCACAGGGTAACTGGGTAACGCGGCGGGTTATCGAGCGGTCAGAAATCCTGTGATGACGGGTCACCGAGTCAACCATATCCGGCGACAGAGCGCAAAGTCGGAGTATGCGGCCGACATAACTGGCATTCATGTTCACCTCGACTGCCAGCTGTTCCTTGCAGTAGACTTCCCCGGCAATGATCCGTTCTTTCCATTGCAGAGATCGTGCGATGGCCCTAACCAAAGAATGATTCGGTTGCTCTGCGGCAAGACTTGTATCGGGAAGAACCAGTCGCAACTCGCCCCGACGGTGTGACAGCTGGAGGGAGCAGGTTAGACGGAAAACATGGGATGCAGATCCTGGCGGCGGGTTGTTGGCGGTCGAGCCTTCGTTGCCGTCGCCGTCCAGCTTCGCGGCTAGTCTCTCAATATCGAGCTCGATCTCAACCGCCGACTCTCGCACAATGACGCGCCGAAGAACGCCTTTGACCAGTTCTGCTGATTGTTGGGACGACTGCTTTGGCCACTTCGCTGCCAGCTGTTGAGCGCCTTCGAGGATTCGTTTGAACTGATTTCCAGACAGGTTCACTTCGGCAAAGGCCGAGCTGAGTTCCTCTGGGGAGCTGAGCAGCCCATGAATTCTGCTGTAGATCAGGAGTTCGAGTTCCTGCGCCGGGATCCGGTCCAGGTGGGAGGGTTTCCGTTGCTTCCGGATGACAGCTTGCGACGTGTAATAGCGGTATCTCCTGCCACTCTTGATCGAGTGAGTCGGGGTGTAGCGGTTGCTGTGTTCGTCAAACAGGATGCCAATCAGCGCACTCGAAGCGGCTCTGCGACCTCGGGTCCGCTGCCCAACGTTGTTGTTCGCCAGTAGCGTCGAAACCTTATTCCAGATTTCTGACTCGATGATCGCCGGCTGCTGACCGGCATAGGATTGTCCCCGGTGAGCGATCTTGCCGATGTAGACCTCATTCTTCAGGAGCTTATACAGACCACCCCGTGCATACGGCTCGCCACCAAACGTGCGCCCGCCGGCCGAGGTGCGACCCTTAGTCCGAATCCGTCTCTGATCCAGGTAGCGCTTCAGTTCAGCCACTGATCCGAGCCTGAGATATTGAGCGAAAATCTCCTGAACGATCTTTGCCTCTTTCGGGTTCACGACCAATTTTCTGCCCTTGAGGTCGTAGCCCAGAGGCACCAGACCGCCCATCCACATGCCCTTCTTCTTCGAGGCGGCAATCTTGTCCCGAATCCTCTCACCCGTGACCTCACGCTCGAATTGAGCAAACGACAGAAGGACGTTCAAGGTCAGCCGGCCCATGGAAGTGGTGGTATTGAACTGCTGGGTCACAGAGACGAAGCTCACTCCTTTCTGGTCGAACGCCTCAACCATCTTGGCGAAGTCCGTGAGAGAGCGTGTAAGCCGGTCGACCTTGTAAACGACGATGGTGTCGATGAGCCCCGCGGCAATGTCTTCCAGCAACTGCTTCAGAGCGGGCCGGTTCATGTTGCCACCCGAGAACCCGCCATCGTCGAATTGCTTCGATATGGTGTGCCAGCCCTCGTGACGCTGACTGGCAATGTAGGCTTCACAGGCCTCCCGCTGGGCCTGCAGGGAATTGAAGGACTGCTCCAATCCTTCTTCAGAAGATTTGCGGGTGTAAATGGCACATCGAACGCGAGAGCCGGCAATCGGTTTCATTGAGCGGGCCTCGCTTTCCGTGGCTGCTTTAGCCCGAAGAACGCAGGTCCCGACCAGCGGGTGCCGGTAATCTGCCGTGCGATCTCAGACAGGCTCTTGAACCGTTTGTTGCGATAGTCGAATCCGTTATCGACGACTATTACATTGTGCGTCTCTCCCTGCCACTGGCGGAGTAGCTTGGTACCGGTTTTGATCTGTTGATGGGCCTGAAGTTGGGCTTTCGGATTTCGACCCAGCTCTTGAGCCAGTTTTTGCACACGTTTGCGGGTGGAAGGTTTCAGACCGCCATAGGCCTTTTCCTGTATCCGATACGCCAGGATCGGGATCATCATCTCGCGGCGGAGCTTCGGGTGTACGGGCTTTTCGAACAATTCCTGCCATAGGGAGCGGAGCTTGGCCGTCCGCAGGCGTGGTAATTCTTCTAACTTTGTGCTGATCTCATTGGACATTGTAGATTTCTCCGGTTCGCATCACAGTTCCGCTCTGTTCGAGCAGGAAGTCAAGCGAACTAACCGGGTTAACCCTAAACTCAGGAAGAATTTGGCAGGACCATTATAGAATTTAGCCCATGAACATTGCTGATATCGTCGGGCAGCTTAGAGCCGAGCGAAATAGGCTCGACGCTGCTATACAGGCCCTGGAGGGCATAAGCGGCGGGACTTCCGCTCCCGGAAGACGCCGCGGCAGGCCTCCAGGTAGTAAGAACACGCCAATGGGCGGCGGACCAGTAAAGAGAAGAAGGATGTCTGCCGATGCCCGCAAACGAATAGCAGATGCAATGCGGAAACGCTGGGCCGCAGTCAAGGCACGAAAGAAATAACCGGGCCACGGATTACTGATTTGCTCGAACAGGCTGACTATGGTCAGCCTGTTGTTTATGTGGCCAATCCGCATGAAGATGGCGCTTCCTTGGCTCACAACTCCAAACAAAATAGAAGTCAGAGAACTGGCGTTAAACGGAACCGCAAGAGTGGGAAAGCGAGGAGGAATCTGATCAGTTAGGTACCTATGACAAGTTTGTGGTTGCCTCAAATTTCTGAGCTATGTTTTATTTAGAACCGGACCATGTTGTCGCACACTGTAGCGGGACGCTTCAGCCGATGCGGCCACCGTGGACCCAACAAGGCTACGTCAATGCCAGGTATATTCCCTGGAGGAGCGGGATGCTCCACTGGGTGCTCAGGCGAACTGAGGCGGGATGCCGAAGTAGACTGAGTATCTCCCATCTTTAATTCCCGGTGTGGCGGGATGCCAAACCTGGGGCAACGCGGAATCGTCAAGTTCAGCGATTTCACACGTGCGCTCAGTTTTGGTTATGCGTCTGCCCGGAGAATCTCCATCGACAAACCGGCTCTTTTACTCACCTCGCTTGAGGCTGGGTCCAGGCGTGCCTGCGAGTCCGTGGCCTCCCACTCCAGGGTCGTGCCACAAGAGATCCGGCAGTTCTCGCCTGCAAGCTGAGGACGCACTGTCAGGCTCGTTCGGACGACATTTCCAATCTCGATCTCACAAACAAGAAAAGGGAGCGGTCGCCATGCCAGAAATGTCTCAGTCCTCACCTCCGGATATGCATCTCAAGGGCGCAACTCGGAGACTTTCAATTCAATATTGCGAAGTCAAAGATCTAAAACCAGATCCAAAGAATTCTCGCGTCCACAGCAAAAAGCAGGTTCGACAGATTGCGAAAAGTATTGAAGCCTTCGGATTCAACGTGCCCGTCCTTATAGATCAGAATCGGCAAGTGATTGCGGGGCATGGGCGAATCGAAGCCTGCTCCCTCCTGGGTATCGGAAAGGTGCCGACGATTGCTCTGGAAGGCATGACTGAGGCCCAGATTCGGGCATTCATGATTGCCGACAATCGGCTTACTGAGAATGCTACCTGGGATGAAAAGCTGCTCGGTGAACAGCTGAAGACGCTCTCCGAGATCGACCTTGACTTTGAACTGGAGGCAACGGGATTTGAAACTACAGAGATAGACCTCCTAATCGAGGGTATTGCATCTACGGCGGTCGCCTCGGATCCTGCCGACCAAGTTCCTGAGGTTGACACACAAGTCCAAGTCACTCGAGAAGGAGACTTGTGGCTGCTAGACGGTCATCGCGTTCTCTGCGGAAACGCATTGCAGTTGGAGAGCTACTCGACCCTCCTGAACGGGAAGTATGCCGATTGTGTATTTTCAGACCCCCCCTACAATGTGCCGATAGCCGGCCACGCTTCCGGTCTCGGAAAGGTGCAGCACGAAGACTTCGTGATGGCATCCGGAGAAATGAGTGAGAGCGAGTTCATCGCCTTCCTGACTCACGCTTTAGAACTGTCAGCACAACACAGCAAAGAAGGGTCCCTGCAGTTCATCTGCATGGATTGGCGGCACAGTCAGGAACTGCTCGCGGCAGGCAAACAAGTGTACAGCGAGCTCAAGAATCTGTGCGTCTGGGTCAAGGACAATGCAGGCATGGGGTCTCTCTACCGTAGTCAACATGAGTTGGTATTTGTCTTTAAGCATGGAGAGGGTCCTCATCGGAACAATGTTCAGCTCGGCCAGCACGGCAGATATCGAACTAACGTCTGGCACTACCCTGGGGCAAATTCCTTCTCCCGCTCGGGCGAGGAGGGCAACTTACTGGCTGTGCACCCCACCGTGAAGCCAGCGGCGCTGGTCGCCGATGCCATCCTGGATTGCACAAGGAGGGGCGAGATCGTACTCGATCCATTCTTAGGAAGCGGCACAACCGTGATTGCCGCCCAGCGAACAGGCAGGCTTTGCTTTGGACTGGAACTGCATCCGCCGTATGTCGATGCTATCGTGCGCCGCTGGCAGAAGTTTACTGGCAACAACGCTGTTCATTCGCAGTCTGGGCGTGCCTTTGACGAGCTCGAGCAGGAGAGAACAAATGGATAAACACAACCGACCCAACGATGAAAGTGGAAACGGAAAGGCCCCCCATGAGGGATCGGATGACGATCCAGTCAATGAAAAGCCTGCGGGGCAGAGCGAATTCGACGATGAAATCGGTTATGGAAAACCTCCGAAGAAATCACAGTTTAAGAAAGGGACGTCGGGGAATCCTAAAGGTCGTCCCAAGGGCAGCCGCAACGTTGGCACTCTGCTCAAGCGCATACTCGAGGAGAGAGTCACCGTCAATGAGAATGGCTGCCGAAAGTCGATTACTAAAGAACAGGCGGCTCTGAAACAGCAGGTCAACAAAGCCGCCTCCGGCGATCGCCATGCGTTCCAACTTGTCTTCTCGTTAAGACAGAGAGTCGAGGAGGATGGTGGCGACAAGAGAGCGCAGCTCCCAATGTCAGAAGACGATCGCAAGATCCTGCAAGACTTTATGAAACGATGCGGAAACAGCAATATCACAGGAGACGACAATGAACCCAAGTCAGAATGAATTTCAGGCTCTGTTGCGGCAGGACTTTCCATCTTTTATCCAAAAGTCCTTTTCCGAACTGAACCCAAACACCGAATTCACTTGGAACTGGCACATCGAGGTAATCGCTCACGAGTTGGAACAGTGTCGTCTTGGTGCAACCAAGCGTCTGATCATCAATCTCCCACCCCGTTACCTAAAATCGCACTGCGCTTCTGTTGCTTTCCCGGCGTGGCTGCTTGGACACAACCCAAGCGCCCAAATTATGTGTGCTAGCTACGCCCAGGATCTGTCTGACAAGCACGCGCGCGATTGCAGGACGGTGATTACTTCCAAGTGGTACGACGACTTGTTTTCAACTCGTTTATCCCAGTCCAAACAGGCTGTAGCCGATTTCCAAACAATTCAGAAGGGAGGCCGCAGAGCGACCTCGATCGGAGGCGTGGTCACCGGGCTTGGTGCCGACTTCATCCTCATTGATGATCCTCTGAAACCAGATGATGCGATCTCAGATGTCCGGCGAAAGGCCGCTAATGAGTGGTACGACCATAGCTTAAGTAGCCGCCTGAACAACAAGCGCAACGGCTGCATCATTTTGATCATGCAGCGACTTCATGAGGATGACCTCACGGGACATCTTTTGAAGTCAGGCGATTGGAAACTCCTGCGTTTACCGGCTATTGCGGAGCAAGACGAGGAATACAGCCTACCCACTCCTTTCGGTCCCCGAACCGTGAAACGAGGCGCCGGTCAACCGTTGGATGCTCAACGAGAACCCCTTGCGATCCTCAAGCAAAACCGTGAGGTTCAGGGTGAGTACAATTTCGCGGGCCAATACCAGCAAGCACCTGCCCCACTCGGAGGTGGCATGATCAAGATCCCTTGGTTTAAGCGGTTTACCAGCCAGACGAGGCCTGAGACATTCGACTTCATTTTTCAGAGTTGGGACACCGCCAACAAAACCAAAGAGCTAAACGATTACAGTGTTTGCGCGACCTTCGGAGTTAAGGGGAAAGAGCTTTACTTACTCCATGTTCGCCGAGATCGACTCGCATATCCGGAGCTGAAGCGTGCCGTAATCGAGCAGAGGCTGGCATTCAATGCAGGCGTAATCCTCATCGAGGACAAGGCCTCTGGTACCCAGCTGATCCAGGAACTCATCAGCGACGGTCAGTATGGGATCACGCGCTATGAAACAAAGATGGACAAGGTAATGCGTATGCATTCCGT